ACCGGCGCATCTTTGCCATTAAAGGCCGCGGCGGTACGGATGTGCCATACCTGAAAAACCCGACGAAGAACAACCGCGTAAAAGCACCGCTGTTCACGATTGGCGTTGACACCGGCAAGGGCATTTTGTACCAGCGGTTGAAGGTGAAGATGCCGGGGCCGAACTACTGCCACTTCCCGCAGGGGGAGGCGGCGGGATATGACTACAACTACTTCCGCGGGTTGACAGCGGAAAAGATGGTGGTGCGCTACCGCAAGGGGCGGGCTGTGATCGCGTGGGAGCTGAAGGGCGACTACAAGCGCAACGAGCCGTTGGACCTGCGGAACTACGCCACGGCGGCGCTGGAAATTACAAACCCGGTGCTGGAAAGCAGCCCTGTGACAGCCGAGGGGCAGCGTGCCGTGCGGCGCACGGGACGCAGACAGGTAAGCGGAGGTATTTAAGCTATGGCGGGAATCACGAAGAAAGAAGCGCAGCGGCACCTGGATATATGGCTTGAAGCGGAAGCGCAGATCGCAACCGGGCAGAGCTACCAGATCGGCAGCCGTATGCTGACCCGTGCCGACCTTGCCAGCGTGCGCAAGCAAATAGACTACTGGAATAACAAGGTGGAGCAGGCGGAGGCCGTGGAACAGAACCACGGGCGAAACCGTACCTACCACTTTGTGTACCGGGATCTGTAAGGAGGGGCGGCTATGAAAGCAAAAGTGAGAGCGGTGCGCCGTACCCCTGCGCCGACGCTGACGGCGGTGCGCCGGGCACAGAACACCGGGTACAGCAACTACGGCGCGAACTTGCAGAAGAAATCCCTGCGCGGGTGGACGTACTACGGCGGTGATGCAAAGAGGGACATTGAGGACAACATAAACACGCTGCGTCAGCGGAGCCGGGATGCCTACATGGGCGTACCGACAGCAACGGCGGCGTTGAAAACGCTGCGCACCAACACGGTGGCGGCGGGCCTGACCCCTACCCCGCAGCTGGACGGTGAATACCTGCGCATGGATGTGGACAGGATCGCCGAATTGCAGGCAAACATTGTGCGCGAATGGAACCTGTGGGCAAAAAGCCAGATGTGCGACGCGGACGGGCTGGACAACTTTTACCAGCTGCAACAGCTGGCCTACTTATCCGCCCAGATGAACGGTGACGCCTTTGCCCTGCTGCAAACCGAGGACGCCCCGGGGATGCCTTACAGCTTGCGGGTACGGCTGATCGAAGCTGACAGAGTGTGCAGCCCGAACCTGATGGATGTGCTGACGCCGACGACCATTGACGGGTACAGCGTGCACAGGATCGTGCAGGGCGTGGAGACAGACGAGCGCGGCAAGGTGGTGGCCTACTGGATATGCAGCAGGCACCCGCTGGCGGCAGAGATGCAGGACGGCGCAACGACCTGGACGCGGGTGCAGGCCCGCGGAGACAGGACGGGGAGGCGGAATGTTCTGCACATTATGCAGCGGGAACGAGCCGGGCAGGTGCGCGGCGTGCCGGTGCTGGCCCCGGTGCTGGAAAGCCTGAAGCAGTTGGGACGGTACAGTGACGCCGAGCTGAACGCAGCGGTCATCACGGCGGCCTACACGATCTTTATCGAAAAAGAAGCTGCCGGAGAAGCACCGCCGCTGGGCGAGATGATCCCGGAGGACCAGCTGATTGACGCAGCCGACCCGACAAGCATTGAGCTTGCCCCGGGCGCGGTGGTGGACCTTGCCCCCGGCGAGAAGATGAACGAGACGAAGCCGAGCAGGCCGAACGCAAACTTTGAAGCGTTCTACCGGGCTGTGACAAAGGAGATCAGCGAAGCGCTGGAAATCCCCATTGAAGTGCTGGAAAAGAATTTCAGCACGAGTTACAGCGCGGCCCGCGGTGCGCTGAATGAGTTCTGGCGCACTTGCGAGATGCAACGCAGTTGGTTTGCGGACAAGTTCTGCCAGCCGATCTACGAAATGTGGCTTGATGAAGCGGTGAGCCGCGGGCGCGTGAAAGCGCCGGGCTATTTTACTGACCCGGCGGTTGCCGGCGCATACAGCGCTTGCAAGTGGAACGGCCCGGCAAGAACGAACCTGAACCCCATACAGGAAGTGACCGCCGCAGAAAAGCGCATTGCGCTGGGCATAAGCACGGCGGAACAGGAAACCGCGCAGATGACGGGCGGAAGCTACACCGCCAACATCCGGCAGCGGAAGATCGAAGCGGAGCAAAAAGCGGAGGTGGACAAGATTGGCAGCAAAGAAACAAAACAAACTGACCCGGCGGGCCGGTAATCACTTTTGGCAGGTGAAAAACCTTGCCGGGCAGGATGCCGAACTGATCCTGTACGGCCCGATCAGCGATACGAGCTGGTATGGCGACGAGATTACGCCGAAACAGTTTGTGGAGGACATCAAGAGTTTGGGCAGCGTGGACACGCTGACGGTGCGGATCAACAGCGGAGGCGGCGATGTGTTTGCAGCACAGGCCATTGGCGCACAGCTGGACAGCCTGAACAAGGCGGGCACCGAGACGGTGTGCCGCATTGACGGGCTTTGCGCCAGCGCAGCGACCATCATTGCAAGCCATTGCAACAAGGTTGTGGCGAACAGCGACGCGCTGTACATGATCCATTTGCCGAGCGTGTACCTGTTTGATGCCTGCGACGAAAACGAATTGCAGGCGTACATGAACGAGCTGAAAGCCGTGAAGAACAGCATTTTGCAGCTGTATGCCAAAAAGACCGGGCAGGACTTGGACGTGCTGACCGGCTGGATGGAGGACACAAGCTGGTTTACCGCCGACGAAGCCAAGGAGAACGGCTTTATTGACGAGGTGGACGAGGATGCCGAACCGG